CTGGCTATTCGACTGTGTTACCGTACCAGCTACACTAAGATTACCTCCAACAATAAGATTGTTATTGAAGGTCTTGTTACCTGCAAAGGTTTGATCGGCATTGGTCACAATACCCGCTTTCGTAGCTGATGCAACAAGCAGGTCTACGTTATTACCCGTGCTTGAGGTAATCTCCTGAGTAGTGCCATTGTTAGTGCCAATCGCAAGGTTTGTACCTACGTTGGCCTGTGCATTTGTATCGCCTGTAAATCCTAAGTCGCTAAGAGTAAGCTCTCTTGTAGATACACTTCCATTAGCATCTGTTACGTGACCTTCAGTGTCTGTAGTAATATTGATATCTAAATCAGATATGACAGTCGCTCCTGTAAGAGCTGTAGTGTCAATATCGATATCATCTCCAGGATGACTTGGGTGCGCGTAATTGTTAGCATCAGTCGCTCCGGTGTACCCTAGGTTAGCTAAAGTCAAGTTACGCGTCGTGATATCCGCAACGACAACACCATCTGTAAGTGAAATGGTATCAATGACCTGAGCACCTGTCGTAGTTATGTCTGTATCTACACCAATAGTTGGGTTGTACCCACTACCACCAGGATCTACAGCTGCATTCGTCAGTACCTGCAGCTTTTGGTAACCAGCTGGTAGAGCTGTGGAGCCACTCCCTTGTGTTCCTGTAATGGTGAACTTAGGAAGCTTATCTGTACCAGAGCCACTACCTCCAGTTTGAGTAGGGTCACTCAGCACCCAGTACTCAGGCTCTGGAGTACCAGCACCATGTGTATAAAGCTGACCGCCCGCGCTTACAAACTCACCGCTAGAGTTCAACCGGATAGCACCCTCTGCGGTATTGGTTTCTACCAATGCACGGCCATCCGCAACATAGAACATAGTGGAGTACGCCTTGAAGTGTCCAGGCGCGGCACCAGTACCATCATCTTGGAAGGTATACCCTGACCCACCATTGTACGTGCTAGTATGCAAGTCGGTCCAGTCATCAATCTTGCTACGAATGCCACCAAACGTATCATCAGTGCTGACAATACCCTTAGTCAGATTGTTGTCTAACTGGGCTGTAGTTTTTAGTAGGTCGGAAAATCCAATAGGCATAGCTCAAGTATTAGTTAATGGTGTATGTACCGTTAAAGGCGCCTGCACTGTTTGAAACGTAGACTTCGTAGTTAGAGTTTGTAATCCCATAGTGCGTAGTGAAGTCTACGGTAACAGAGCGGGGATCAGAACCAAATGACCCATATTCATCAGGAGTACTAGGCTTTTGGAATGTGTCAATCTCAGCATACGTCGCAGGATACGCGATGTAGGTAAACTGAGTACCACTAGGTGTAAGGGAAATACCGGCTCCAAAGTTAGGATCACCCGTACCTGAGGTATTGATAATCTCGTACTGACGCCGGTTAGCAGAAGACCCTGAACGGATAGCATTGATAGCGGTACTCATCTGTGCATCTGTAAGCGTAGAGGGGTCGTTATTACTGCCTCCCTGGGTGCTGTACCCCACCAAAGCAGGGAATTCTAGGTTAATTGTAGTATAAGCAACAAGTGTCGTAGTCTGCTGATCATCCGTGAACACAACCCGATACTTGATAAAATTTGCATCAATACTATCTACAGGATATGCTGATGTGTTGGTAAACCCAGTAGGCGTATTGTCCTGCCCAGTTACGTTGTTTGCAGTAGATGCTACAGAATCGTAAAACTTAAACGTAGAGCTAGTTCCATTCTCTGATAAGCTGCCTTCAGTATGAATGTCGATGAAGGTACTAGAGTCGATTGCGCGCTGCAGCTTAAACTGAGTGATAGGCACAAGCGGCGAATTGCAGTTAATTGTGAACTGAATCTTAGTAGCAATATTTCCCTTCTCACGCTCAAAATTCCCCTCAGCATCACCAACAAAATGAGAAGAAGTATTCTGACGAGTAATACTTACACTTCCAGTAGTTGGTGCCGAGTAGAAACGGACGTCTACAAAACCGTTGTCGGCAGGACTATTAGAGCCTTCCACTTCAACTGCAGTAGTTGCAGAACCGGAACCATCATTTGGCGTAATCTCAATTTTGTAAACGAAGTGATCGTCGTCGTCAGCGTTTGTGCTAAGGGTATCGTTAAAAGTAAACGTACCCGCTGTAACAGTCCCCTGCGTATTGATAGCTGATAATGCACTAGATGTGAATGGCAAGCTATCTGTACCAAGTGTGCTTGCTATTGGAGTGTAGCTCCCACCAGCATACTTACGCAACAACCTAACCTTAGCGATTGTAAAGTTGCTGCCACTAATCACTGCTTGGTTGTTGTTAGTCACTGTAAAAGTGATGGTGCGAGAGATGTTAGACTGCGCGGCGGTGTCATAATCAATTGCCGTTTGCGCAGCCGAGTCAAATGCACCTGTGGGTGCTTGGTAACTCGTAATGGCGTCAATGATGATTTGCATGGCACTTTCACCACTGCCAACATCAATCGTCTGTCCATTGACGAAACGTCCAAAAGACCGGCCATCAGGAATAGAGACTACAAGATTATCCGTCTGAATCGTTTCACCAGCTCCTGTAGCAAGTACTTCCCAGTTACTGGTAGTACCCCACTCACCGTTGGTCAAATCCGCACCCTTATAGAAGTACATCTTGTTCGCACTGGTATCTACTAGGATAGTACCCAAGGCGCGCTTGTTGGGGAAGTCGCCATTTGCCGGTAAGCCTGTAGAGAAAATGACACCTTTAATGTCATTGTTTGACGCCTCAACAATAGGATATGCTGAGTTTTGGTTTTGTAGGATGTCACCAAATTTGATAGCCATATCAATGTAGTATTTCGATGTTCAAAGTAATGTCAGAGTCAAATGCCCCCGGCTGATTGCTTCTGTACGCCTTATATGAAGGTGTTGCGGTGCCCTTGGGTAAGGAAAAACCAGCCCCGCTATTATTGTCAAACTGCCAGCTGTCTGTGTAGTCCGCTACACCCCTGCCATTGACTTCTGCTGCTACCTCCCCCAAAGTTCCGGCACCTGCAATAAAAATCCAAGTAAATTTACTTGCATTTGCTGTATTGGCGTTACACTGCACAGCGAGGCTCTGTGTTGCCACAGCTTGATCTACATCCAAGGTGGATACCAATTCATCGGTAGTACCATGTCCTAAGAACTGTCCCAAGTTTGTCACAGTAGACAGCTCTGAGGTAAGGATGTAAAAACGATGCCTATGAAAAATCTTAAAATCCCGCTGCAGTGTCTGAACCGATCCCGTACCGTCATTCCCAAGGAATCCGCAGCTTACTCTGAATGTGCGCGGAAAGGGAGTAGTCAACGTATCAATCGTATACGTAGGATTTATCGTCGTAATAGTAGGAGTACCAAAGCTTGACTTCGTATGACTTTGAGAAAACTGGTTGGTCAAGTCACTCACGTCCAGGAAAGACAGCTGTGTATTGGTATCAAGGTTTTCCGGGGCAGTGAAAATTAAGCTGATTGCAGTAACCACACTAGACAGCCCACACTCTACAAGCAAGTCATTGCCTGATGTCTGAGAGTTAGTAGCGTTATAGCCAATGCTTGCAATTGTAGGCTCAAAGAATGGCGCTACAATGTCCCGAATAATAGTTTCAAGACTCGTGCCTTGTGCATATGTCTCACCTGCAATAGCATCACCAATCGTATTTGTGATATTGATGAGACTGCTAGTTGAGCCTCCCCCTGCTCCTGAAACTGTACTTGCCGCAACACTTACGGTATTGACCTGCTCAGTAATAGCTACAGAGTTAGTTGTCGTAGTAATCTCGACAATATTCCGTGCTGGTTCCGTTATGATGACTTGTGCGGGCATCAGACAGAGACTTGCAGTTTGACTTTGAACTTACCTTCCAGGATACGAGTAACCGTACCATCATTAGCTACAAGCTCTAAGTCATATACTCCTTGGTTGAAGTTGAACCCGGTTGTAGTAGAAGTAGGAATAGAAAGAGTAAATTGTCCGAGAGTGTCTCCAGACTGATTAGACTTAGTAAAGTGCTGCTGGAAAGCAACCGTACCACCAGCATCTCCTCCCCCACCCGTATTAGAACTAGCCTGGTAAACAAAGTTGGTATCCGTAATGTGGTCTTTTACAGACATACGGACACGATAGTTAGTCAGGTCAAGGAATGTTCCGTCAGCCAGCTTGTAGCGGAAGGTAACATCGTGCTGTGATCCCTGCTCAACGATAAAATTGTACTTGCCTGCAGACATTATGATAGGACGTATTCAAAGACGTTGGGTTTCCCCTGTCCGTTATTTACAAGAATGGTATACCCTGCAGCACTATTCCAGCCGTTGCTTTCCGAGTAGAAGTTCCCAGTAAACAATGGTGCAACAGCAATCTGCCTGTAGTTGGCTTGATCTACCTGCTTTTCGTCTACAATTCTGTAAATACGCTTTCCCTTACGAGCATGCCAGTGTCCGCCTAGCATTACATTGTACATTCCTTGGCGGCCGTACTCCCAGAAAGCCTTGCCTATATCTCCTTTCGATATACCTAAGTGGTTATGCGTCAGAAGATAGTATATGCTGTCTATCTCTACCCCCAAAAGTACGGAATCATACCTTACATCCAGCGGTGTGTTTTCCTGCAGCATAAATGCAAGCAGGCTGGCTACTGAACCTTGCGGGTCGCCCTCCATCTTTTTGGTAGTCCTATCGTGGTTTCCGCTAACGATATAGACCCCACACACGTTGTTTAGTGTAGTAAGGAAACGACGAATAATAGTGTAAGCCAGAATAACCACATTAGTACCATGACCACGGTGTTCCAGCTCTTGCCAAGTAGATTGGTGGTTGAGACCTGTGAAGCTCTCAATAAAGTCACCAAGAAGACAGACATAGACTTCATCATAGTGCTCATTGTTTAGGGCTGTTGCTACTGTTTGCAATCGGGCCACAACGGTTTTGACGTTGAACTCTGGGGTATTACCCATAGCCTCCACCTTTGCGCCGATATGAAAGTCCGACAAAGCTAATACAGCTGTATTGCTGCCCGGTTCTTGCTGTATTGTGAAACCATCAAGAGTATTGCGCAGATCATTCATGACCTCGCCTAAATCAATCTCTATTGGCTTTGGTGAAAGCTGCACCTTTACCTGGTGCATCGTAACTGGGCCTGTTTTTGACTGAGCCTCCCAGCTATTGCAGGTGAACCGGTCTACCTGCCACTGCTCAGTGTCGATTTGGAAGTATCTGACAGCTTCTTCCAGGCTGTGTATAGGTTCTGCCCCTTTGTACGTGTAAGAAGCCTTATCTGAGCCTATATCGCGTTCTACCTCTTCGGCAGGCTTTCGATACTTAGCTACCATACGTCGTATGGTGCGATGAGCGAGGTCGACTTCGGGATTCTGTTCAAGAATCAGCGAAGCGATACGCGCGTGTGTCTCATTTCGGTGATTCTTGCAATACTGTTCAACTAATGCAAGAATATCCATAGATTGTTAGGTTGTAAATACGTCAGCAGTAATTTCTACTCGACCCGCTAAACTGCCATTGATTGCATTTGGCGTAAAGGAAAATCCTGTTGGCAATGGAGTCGCATTAGTGTGAATATTGACGAAGTTAGAAGTGCCTACCTCCTGGACAACAGCACTAACTCTAAAGCTATTAGCGTTGATTCCGGAGTTCAAGGGCACAACTAGATTAAAGGATTGGCTGATGTCTGAAGCGTTGTAGTAGCCTACCACCTGACCATTTGAAACATTGTATGTCTCAAACCCACTACCCGCTTCTACACGGAATGTCACTTGATTAGACGGAACCACTTGAGTAGCAGGCTTGCCAAATAAAGGACCATTATGCGTAGCAGGAACTGTAAAAGTCACGGTACCTGCATTGCTGCTCAGCTGAAGACCGGCCTGAACCACTGGACTGCCTGTAAACTCAGGATTGTCAAAGAAGTCAATTTGGACTGCAGTACCATCTGCATACACAGCAATACTATTCTGATCGTCTACAATTGAGATAGTAATAGTGTCCCCGGCTGCAGCAACTACAGCATTCAGGCTTTCTGTAATACCTACAGTCAAATTATCGCTTACAGAGATGGTATAGGTAGGCAACTCGGCAAACTTGCCAGTATCCTGGAAGCCATTGGTAGTTTGGTGATGCAGGACATTGAGAAAGAACTCTTCCTGCTCACACTTACGGTCTAAGTCGTACTTAGCGCGATTGAGATATACCTGAGAGGTCTCAGAGTTAGCAGAGTCATTGGCAAGATATGCATCCAACGCTGCTGTCAACTCTGCATCACCTGCGTAATCTTTTGATCGTAACATCCTTAGCAGCCGCAGATACAGTCACACGAAGCTCCTGTAGAGATGTTAGACATGAGAGTTACTTTCTCTGCTGCAGCTGTAAAGCGCCCAGCATTGATATCGAGCTGTGCCCCTTGACGTAGGACAACCAACTCTTGGAGAGTACGAAGCTTGTCTGCGTTGCTGCACTTGTTGCACAGGTCTTGTAAGTACGCATCAAGTTTCGTGGAGATAGCAGTATCAATCACAGGAATGTGAAGGATACGCTCGTCAAACGTATATGTAGTCGACCCAATGTCATAAGACACGTTGAACCTATACACCCCATCCCTGAAAAGCGAGCCGGTTTCCGCCGCAACATCCGCCGGCTCGATTTTCAATGGGAAGGAATGAGGGTTCGATGGGTCGTAGTCACCCGTAGAACCAGTGAGACCAGTAAGGGTCTCCTCAGTAGTAGCTCCAGGAATAGTAATCTTAACAGACAAATTGGTGCGAGCCGTCCCTACAGGAGTAAAATCCTGCAGTTCGAACCGCCCAAGTACGAAGTTAACCTTCCAGTATCCTGTAGCCATAGTTCAGCTATTAGGAGATAGAAATAGTACCTGGCGCGTTAGTGCCAAAGACTGTGTTCAGGTGCCCAATAAGTGCATCAGAAGCGCTATTGTCACAGTAGATGATAATGTCGTGCAAATCCACACGGCCATGTGCGACATTCTCCGTCTTCAATGCAATGCAGACGCGGTGGTATCCGCCACTATCTGCTCCAGACGTAGGCTTCACCACGTTAGGACCAGCAATGTTGGTCACCCCGAGGAATGGCAAAGCATCTTCAAACTCTGCATCGATATCAGCCTTTGATCCTACAGAAGGAACCAAAGCCACAGCAGTACCCGTAGCATTTACAGCAGATGCATCATTACAAGCAAAGCGCAAGTTCTTGTTCACTGGAGATGTAATCTTAATTACACCAGCAACGTTTGCGCTGCCGCTGCCTGTACCATCATCAGCCGTAGCCACAACATCCTTGAAGACATCGCGCTTGCTACCATTGATTGCGGCTACCATTGCGGTTTCAGCAGCCGCAATAGCAGTGCCTGCAGCTACTTCAAACGTAGCGATAGCAAACTTTTCACGGCCTTCAGAAACGTCGATGATTTTTACTTCGTACGCTTCATCATCGGTAGCTCCGTCACTAAGAGTAATGAACGTGACCTGCTGAGTACCATCTACATCAGCGGCTGCAGCGGATACGCTAATGATATCAGACTGCTTGAAGAGTGGAGTTTGATAGCGGCCTTCGACCACCATGAACTCGTCACCTGCAACAAGTGCGGCTCCATTATCAGCTTGGAAGCCTGTGTTTTCAAAAATCGAGATAGTGTTATCTGCGACTGCTTGTTTGACGCCATCAACGTTGGCGACGAATACGTGTTTCGTATGAGACATGATTATTGAGTATTAAGGGTATTATTCGCTATGAGTAGTTACAGTATCCGTCCGTGTAGCGGAAGTGTTTCCGGCAGCATCTGTAATGACGACTGTAGCAGTAAGCTCGGTAGATACTGAGAAGTTAGCAGCTGTAACGTCGAGATTGAGCAGTTGATCTTCAGCAGCCAACGTTACAGTCTTCACTGCATTATGCCCTGGATCGCTTGTAGCTGCGGATGTAACAGTAACTGTCACTGTATCACCAACAGCTGCTGCACCTGCAAGCTTAATTCTGATTGGAGTTGCAGCGGCCAAACTGTAATCAGTATTTCCTGCCTCAGTTCCATTTGCGATTGCAAATTTCGCAGTTGTCAGAGTCGGTACAGTTGTATCAACGACATTAAGGCCAAGGACGCTTTCAATTGCTGCAACAGTAAGCGAGGCGCCCCCCGTGCTTGAAGCCTCATCATCTCGAATCAAGATTTTGATTTCTTCTTTTACAACGTTACCATGACCAGCCTCGCGCTCAATCTCAACGGTATAGATACCATAGTCGTTGTTGATTGTAAGCTTGGTTTGTGGTTCAACGATTGGAAAGCCGACCTGGTTAGTCACACCTGAACGGATGTTACCCAAACGCTCCAAGTCCAAAACTTGCGACTCACTACCACCTTGATCAGACCCAAAGTTTGCATCTGTGATTGCAGCACCATCATTGGCACTTGCACGCATCTGGGTGCCAAAAGGCATCAATTTGGCTGCAGCAGTAACAACATTACCATTGACTGTGAGAGTCACAAAATCAAATTGAGTAGTTCCAGCTTTTTTGCGCTTGTTGTGTTGAGCAATCAGCTGATCCAGTGTCTCACCGCTGAAAGTCTCAGTCAGCTCACCAGTACCCTGGCCCTGCCCCTCGAGGCGCAAGAAGAACTGACCACCAAGCTTTTGCGCTGCAGTAACACTTCCATAGTTCACAGTAATAGACTGCTGAACTCGGTTAGTGCCACGGCGATAGTGCGCAGATTTAATCTCGCTCTTTTTAAACTCTGGCGAACTGCGCACAACAATTGTTTCATTAGCAGCACGCATTGCAGTGCTCAGCTTCAAAAGGTCATCCGCAGTGCTGGTAGCATCGCCTGCTACGAAAGCGCCATTCTTTTGAATAGCAAGACGCCCAGTATTGCGAGCGTTATCAATGGTTGTAGCAAGGTGTGTGGCCGGGGTGTTCGCGGTCATATCGGCCTCGGAGCAACGAACCACAAGGGTAGTAATAGGTTGAGACATTCTTATTCAGATTGTTGTTGTTCAATAGAAGTAGTCTGGTATCGTGGCGACTCTATGGCCTCGATGATGCTTTTCACCGCCAGATCAACAATCTCGTGGTGCGTGTGCTCTGCTAGCTCGCAATTTACGCTTGTAGCCAGTGTAATGTCAACCGGCTGACGCAGGTAATCGAGGAACAGTGTTTTTAATATAAACCTTTCTTTGTTCTGGAAGACCCGAACTTCGTCCTCATAGATTACCCCAATAGGGTATTCATGCTTGGTTTTGCCAAACGGATTCTGCTGCAGCGCGTACACTTTGTCCTGTTCAACGATACGTACTTCACGTACAATCTCAGGATCATCGCTATTCGTAGTGCTGCCGTAGTAGTCTACGTGCATCTTCACACGTGCGTTTACCAAGAACATGTAGTCGATAGGCAGGTCAAAGTCGATAAAGTCCACCGTGTTGTTAGGGTTCACGGTGTCCTCATAGTCGACCTGGATAAGCATACGGAGGTCGTCCATACGCTTTACGTTACCCTCGAAGCCAATCTTCTTCGGGTCTGTCCGTTCAAAGAGACGATGCTTGATGTACCTCTCTTGCGCACGGTTCAACCAGAAGTCAACTTCCTGTGGCAAGAAGTAGTCGTAGACCGAGGAAGCTACCTTTTGCAGCCCCTGGTCTACGGCGTGATGCATCTCTTGAACGGTCATATCATGCGAAAGCCTTTAGCTTGGCTTTAACTGCCGTCAATACGTTAGAGTTTTTCTTGTCCTTCAGGAAGAGAACGGCTTCTTCCATCGAGTCTCCTAAGGTGATATCACCATCCAGAATACTGTTGCCAACTCGACGAAGGGCCTCTGCACTCAACGCTTCATTGATAAGCGCGGTCAGTTCTAGGTTTTTGTCCTTGCAAATATCGAGGAAGTACAGCGGATTGTCCTCCTGCAGCTCTTCCAATTGCAAGTCCTTTTCATCCTTGGTCATGCTCTTGGGATCAAACCCATAAACATGCAGGACCATATTCATACGGTCTTCGTTGTCCGACAGCTTGATGTACTCCTTGTATGCGTCTTTACGAATGACAAGGTTTGCACTAGCCTCTTTCAACTCCTTACGCGTATCGCTAATATAATATTGATGACGCTTACTTGCGCCCAGCTCTGACTCATCTTGCACGACAAAAGGATGGGCACAGGCAAACCTGTACTTGATGTAGTCAATGACATTCAAAGGGTGCCCGTCCTCGTCCAAACCAACCTCGAGGTCTAGACCGCCCATAGGCACATCAATATTCAAGTTCAAAAAGTATTCCCGGCACTTGCGGCTGAAGTCTACGTCTGTAGGGCTAATGCCAAGGATTTCGGGCAGATATTGTTTCTGCTCTGCAAAGGTCAGCCCGCGAATGATATCGCCACCGGCTGTGAAAACGGAACCCAGCTTACGCTTGGCTTCATTGTAGACCTCCGTTGGGAGGTTAGTCGCGTTAGGGCGACGGTTGATTGTGATGAGATGTGAAGACATGATCTATTTTATCTAATGATTTTCTACTATAAGAGAAAGGGGGAGGCCACACACCTCCCCCCATCTTAACCAAAACCTGCTTACGACTTAACGCAGTCGAGGAGCAAGCAGTTCGTAGCGCGGCGGATTGCCACACCACACTCCTTCATGAAGTGAACAGACGAACCATCCACGTCAGTAGCACGGAGAGCGTTACCGCCGAAGCCTGGAGGCACAGTTGCACCAGCCACAGCGAAACGGATAAGCTCACGGCCCTTACGAGAGATGTACTGAACGTTAGCCTCACCATCGTAGGTGCTCATATCGAGGAAGCACATACGGTAAGACTCGAGCGGCAAACCAGTCACTGGGTGACGATCGCTGTTCATAGCCTTCGCTCCGTGGTCAAACAGAGGCAAGTGGCGAACAGTGATGGTGTGCCCATCGATGTGCTGGTAAGAAGTGAAGTAACCACCCAACTGGAGGTTGCTACCGCTACCGCCAATGAAGCTAGAAGGATCAGTATTCTTGATGTACTGACCGCTAACGATTTCAGACTTCATAGCATTGTCGAACTCTTCCATACCACCGATACCGGTGAAGAGGACGATGTTCATTTGCTGAGCGTCAGTAGCGCCATAGAGAGCGTCACGGACAACAGACTTAATCTTAGCGGTAGTCAACTCAGAGTACGTGTCAACGTTCGGAATCTGCTCGAACACACCGGAGCCGAGGGTAATCGGCTTACCGTTGTCGTCCTTCAGGTGGATGAGACCATTAGCATCCCGGTTGTACTGGCTGTACCACAAAGCGTACTCAGTCTCCTCCTTCCAACGGAGCATGTGCTGATACTCTTCAAAGTCATACCAGAGGTTAGTAGAACGACCACCAACATTGAACTCGAAGTTCACGACACGGTCAGGCATGTTGCCTTCGTATGCGTAAGACTTACGAATCAAGCTGATTTGGTTGCGCATCTTGGACGGAGCGACCCAGTGGCTCTCGTTTCCGCGTGATCCGCTCATTGCAGCAGGTGCGTACAACTGAACGAACAACTTGTTTTGGAAAGCAGAACCGCCTACAGCAGCACCATCAGAAGCAACCAGCTGGCAGCTGTACTCATAGCCGTTTGCCACAGGAGTGGGATCGTCCATGATACGGAGCTGAGTTCCGTCCGGTGCTTCGATGATGTACTGGCGGACAAACCAACGCTCATTAAACGTCAGCTTAACTCGGGTGTGGTTTGCGCCAGTACCCGACTGAGCAAGACACTCGAGTGCCTTATTCATACGGCCCATCACTGGGTAATCATACTCAACGTCGTTGATGTACTTGGTTGCACCCATACCCTCAGTCAAGTAAGAA